ACTGCCTTTTTCATCCTCTGCTGAATTGTCTAATTTGTAGTAAGCAAGGTTTGTTGTAGGGTAATCATTATCAGTTGTAGTTGCAGTATGTACACAAGCCTGTTCTGCGTATAGAGTAGATATTTGTGTTGATGTTAATTTTGATGAAAATACCCTTATTTGATCTATAGTTCCATCAAAATATTCGGCAGGATATAATGGGTTAGATCCTATCGTTGTTTTGTTATAACTTGAACTTGAAACTGTACCCATAGAATTTGAATCAGTAATAACAGAACTTCCGTTTACAAAGATTTCAGAGCCACTATTGTCTCTTGTCACAACAATATGATACCAAACATCAGCGTTTGATAAAGTAAAATACACCTCATTGCTTGACTCATTTCTGTAGTGAAAAGATGTTGATTTGTCAGGTCTTTTTCCTAAAGTGAAAGAAGGATAACCTGTATGATTTGAAAAGTATATAATTTGCCACTTACTTGCAGTTAAGTCTTGAGGTTTTATCCAAAGTGATACAGAATGAGCAGTTGAATCTAAAAATAAGTTTGTGTTACTAATACCTGCATTATTAGCCGAAAACCTTACTCCTGTATTTATTTTTCCACCCACTCCAAAATCAAGCCCTGATGACGAAGATATTTCAGCATCGTATAATCCTCCCGCATCGGAACCATCATAGTCAAGTGTGTATAGTGCTACACCTCCATCGGCAGACGTTCCTGTAAACGGATTTACATCATCAGTACGGCAGACCGGAAGTCCAACATTAATAAGTCCTTTTCCTAAACTCATAAATTAAATTATTTCTTCGGATGGAAAAAATACAACATTATATTGCAAAACATCCGCATAAGTTGTCAAAGCATTTACCTCGGTTTCCAATCTGGTTGCCTCTGCTAAAATTTCAGATCTTTTTGTTGCAACATCTGAATTGATGTCAATATCCCGCTCCGATTTTCTTATAACTTGCCAATCGGTTGGTTGCAATAATTTATTTGCTTTTGATTTAATTTGAGATATTTTGTCTGCTTTGATATCATCAACTTTGTAACGCTTTTCAGTTTCTCCGGTTGCCTCTCCATTTTCATCCAGAATATCGACATCTTGATCAAAATCAATATCCGAAACAGTAAACGTAAAAATTTCATTTTCAGCATCCCAAAAGATACCCCCTCGTGTTTGTGTTAAAGAATTAAATGATGGCTTTACAAGATCATAAAATCCATTTTCTTTTAAAACTTCCTCTGATGCATTTCTAAAATTTAGAATATTATTCCAAACATTCGGCAATGTTTTAAAGGTTTTGATGTTTCCGTTTTCTTCTTGTCGTGCTTTCATTTAACTTGATATTTGAGAGATTGTGTACCATGCCTCTGAAGTGGAAACAAATTTTAATTGTATGAGATTTTTCTTTGAAGAAGTATCATCATAAGTACCACTTATAAGATTAAAAGTTCCCGATGATCCGTTTATATTACCAAGGGTCAAAGTGTAAGAACTTCCACCACCGGTAACAACAAGATTTTTTAAATCACCAACAACGACATTTGTAAAATTTAGTGTCGCTGAATGACCGGCGGTCAATGTGAAAGTGTCAGCCGATGATGTATCAACGGTTATGGATGTTGCGGATGTTAAGGAACTGCTTGATGTATATTCATCCCCTAAAACTCCGCTTGTTACTTTTGTTAATGCCATTTCTTATTTTTTACAAAGTTAAGATATTTTTAAATGAGTTACTTCGATATTTCCTGTTCCCGTTGCCGGGGCGGTTGTAAATGTTAATGATGTTGTTGTAACTGAAAAATTTGCTTTTGCTTGATAGACCCCATCAATGTAAATTTGCAAATTATTTTTATTGGCCGGTTCACTTGACAATGTAAATGTCGTAGTTGATCCATCGCCGTCAAAACTATCAATTTCAACATTAGGAGTTCCATTAAGTGCAACAAAATGAATAAATTCAACGCTCGATCCGTTTGGCGGAGCGGTTGAAAAAGTAACTGTATTGGATGATGTACTGTAATTAGATTTTGATTGATAAACTCCATTGACATAAATCTGAACGTTGTTTTCACTTGCAATCGTGTTTGGCAAAGTAAAAGCGGTTGTCGATCCATCTCCTGTCGAGGTTGTTGTAACAACATTTGTCGATCCTCCTGTGGCAGTTGATGCAACTGTAATATTATCACCACTTGGTGTCAATGTAATATTTGATCCGGCAACAAGAGTAACATCATCGGTCGATGAATCTGATCCGGTCAATCTTATTATTGCATTATCACCAGAATCAACCGCACTTACGGTGTAAGTTGTATTGTTGTCGGTGATATTATTAAATTGAGTTTGTATGGCAGAAGTCACTCCCGATAAATATCCAAGTTCGGTATCGGTAACGGATGAAACCGCCACCTTACCACTTGAATTTGATATCAAAGCTTTGGAGGCAGTAAGATCGGTGTCATCAATTGTTGTTGCCGCTCCTGTTATGGTAGCTTGTTTGGAATCTATTTGAGTTTGAATATCGGAAGTTACTCCAGAAACATATCCAAGTTCGGTGTCAGTAACAGATGATACGGCCACCTTTCCAGATGAATTGGAAATCAATGCTCTTGATACGGTCAAATCACTTGATGTGATAGTTGTAGCCGCTCCGGTAATTGTTGCTTGTTTTCCGTTTATTAAATTGGTAATTGTAGTATTGAAATCCGGGTCATCATTTAGTGCCGCCGCAATCTCATTTAAAGTATCAAGTGTCCCGGGAGCGGAATCAATTAAATTTGTGATTTGAGTATTAACATAATTTTCGGATGCAATAAATTTATATCCGGTGTCAAAATACTCAAGTTTTGAATCCGTTGTATTGTAACGAATTATTCCGGCTTGGCCGGTTGGTTGTTGAGCAGTCGATCCATTGGGTAAACGGAAAGCATCTGTATTTCCTCCGGCATCAACGGTGAAATCTGGTGTTGAACTAAAACCTAATTGACCACCCGTATTAATAAAAATATCGAGATCATTTCCATTACCATCGGTTAACTCTTTACCCGTTGCATCAACCTCGGCATTATCTGTCGTTTTTATGAATCCGAGATAGGTGTCTTTTATCCTTTGACCGGTTAGTGTATTACCCATTTTTTAATTTTTACAAATTTAGTGATTTTTTATTCTTCATTCCATAAGGCGTTTTCGTTTTCCCATTTTGTGTTTCTATTTTGCCATAAAAAATTTCTAATTTTTTTTAGAATTAATTTTCTAAACCTCCCGGCTTTGGGTTGTATGGTTTTTTTTAAACTTAACATTATTCCGGAACATGGCGTAAATAGCAAATTATGTGACCCTTTGTGAGTGTTATGTCTGTAAAATTCCCATAAATAATTTGTCCATCCAAAAGATCATAATCAGTTAATGTTGTATCACCTGCCGGGGTGTCATTAGTAGCATCAAAAGTCGCTGAAGTAATACATTCTATCATGCAAAAATATTCCCCACTTGGAGTTGATAAATTGACATCGCCTTTGATAAGCGTTCTCATTCCAAAGTCACCGAAACTCATTCGATGGAAATTATTAGCCGAATATAAATCTCTTGTTGCCATAACTATTTTCTTTTTCCTTGACCTTTATACTTTTTTTTCCAACCCCTTTGTCCTTTACTCGCATTTTTAGAATGAACGCCCGGTCGTTTCTTTTTAGCTTTAAAAATAAAATTAGATATTATTTTCGCCATTATTGATGTAATTTATTACCAAATATTTTCTCGGCTCCACGACTTCCAAAATAGGCGGTGTAAATAATCCCCCCAAGGCTTGTAAGTGGAGTAATATCGTATTTAAAAAAGAACCCTCCGATAATTGCTAAAGTAATAAACAAAAGAATCAATGGCCTAATGTTGGAAGTCAGAAAATAACCGCTCCTGCTATCCGCAACCCACCTTTTGGTGATACCATCAAGTTCCGCTCTTTCTAATCGTAATTTTTCAATAGCCAGTTGCTTGTCATTTTCAGACATATCCGATCCACCAATGATTGCCTCAATTACACTTCCAACGGGCGTATCATTTGCGATTTTACCAACAATGGATGGAATCTTATTCAATAAGAATTTTCCAACATTTGTGTCCTTAAAACGCTTTTTTGACATAAGAATTAGAAAAATATATAATTTATCTTTTTATTTTTTTTGATTGCTTTAAAAACATTACCTCGATTGGCGTTTTCGCTTATATATGAAACATGAATCCAATCGGGATTTTCATCATCACCAAATTCCCAAATTAATTGATCAAAATTTAAATTTTCTTTTATATAATAAAACAGATCAGAATTTGTTTTTTCACCAAGTGAATCAATATCGATGGCCTGACCCTTTGTGTGTTGGCTTGTCGCTTTTGATTTAAGTTTCAAACAAAGTTCAGGTGAACGGAAAAAACTATTTACACGAATAGGGTGTCCGGCCCAAACTCTTAATGGATCAAAAACATTCTTGGCCAATTTTTTCATCTCTTGAATTTGATTCTCATTGGGAGAATTTTCAATCTCGTGCTTTTCTGCCGTTTTACTTTTTACGGCCTCATGCCATGAAATGTATTTGCTTATAAATCGCATTTGTCATCACATTTTAAAGTTTTATTTAAAAGCAATCTATCAATTGTATCATCTTGTAATTTTATGACCATTGCCTCAAGATTATCTTTTTGACTAACCAAAAGATCAATTTTCGTTTCAAGATTTGAGATTTTCTTTTTTGCCGCCTCCAAATCATCTGGATTTCTCCCGGTGATTGTGGAAATAATCATTGTTAAACTTGCGGCGATCATACCAATTAGAGTATTAATAATTTGAGCGTTTTCATCTGGAATAGAATATTTCGTCAAATAGGCTAATATCCCAACAATTAGAAAAAAAACCATCATTGCTCCGGAAAAGTGACGAATTTCTTTGGCGACTCCATTTGTAGGAAGTTTCATTTTTTTAAAATTTTTATAATTTGGATTATGGTAAAAGTTAGGGTTGCAGTTAAAACAAAAAATTGCATTATAGGATTTACTTCCGACACACTAACCGCATATGCACCGATGTTTAAACCATAAACTCCGAAAATTTTTAAGTCATCCATTAGCTTGTTTTTTCAATTCGATTAGATATTTCAATAATTGCTCGGAAATAAGTTTTATCATCCTCAATATCCTCAAAATATCGAATCCTTTCGATTGTGGTTGTATATACATTAAAATTATCGGCTGATAAATCAACGTTTGTTCTTGTTCTTATTATTTGAAGTATTGCATCGACAATAAGATTTAGTTGATGCTCACCCCCATCATCTCCATCAAAACCGGTTATGGCCTCAATCCTTGTTTTATACTCGCCATTAAATGAAGATTGATTTTGATCAATTTCATCCATTTGATATGAATATATCTTTACAAAGGGAGTTGCTGATCCAATTGGAATTCGGTTATAAATCGGAACAGTTGACCCGGATATAGTAATTTGATTGGTCAACGCATCAATGAATTTTTTTCTTAAATGATGGAAAATTTCGTTCATTATTTTTTTAGTTGTTTTCTAATTCCTTTGATAATGTTCATTATCATCACCCTTAAATTCTTTTCAATATTTGGGTAAAAATATGGTTTCCCTTTTCGATGTCTTGATCCAAATTCTTGAACAAGAGCATAATCAAAATTATTTTCGGCAAGAGCAATTGATTCGACTTGAGCAGTTAGATTGTCAACCATAAAACCTTTAACTTCTTGCCTCAAGTTTCCGGTATCAACCGGGGCATCTCTTTTAATATCATTTTGAGATTCAGTTGCAAAATATTTTAAATAAGGATTCAAAACTTTTGCATCCAATCTTTTAAGAGAATTTAGTTTTCCTAAAATCCGATTAATATCCCCCCTGTTTGGCTCAAATTTAGTCATTACGAAAATTTAGTCGCTGAAATTTTTACATATTGATCCTCTTGGCTCTCATAAATATTATTGATTTTATAATCGCCCGTTTGACCTTGGATTTGAATCACATCGTTTGCTAAAATATATTGATCGGCGGTTTTAGTTCTAACAATTATTTCAACCTCAACATATCTACCAGAAACGAAATCGGTTTTTTGAATCTCACCTTTCAGCTCGGTTACTCTTGCCCAAATTGTTGCAATTGTCGTAAGCGTTGATGTTGTTCCGCCAAAGCCATCATCGGATTTTGATTGTCGTTTGATTATGATCCTATTGTTTAATTTGCCCGAATCCATTAAATAAACATATTTTTAAAGGAATTTAATATTTGAGTTACCTCTGTAGGTACTTTGACAAAAGAAACGCCCTGTAAAACGATGAAATCGGCTCTATTGTCATAATAAGTTGAAACAAGTTGCAAAATAGCTTGTTGCAATAGGCCATTATCCATTCCAAGGGTTGAATAACTTACTTTTATGTCTTGGGCCGGTAATTGATCAAGTTCAATGATTTCATCATAAAGGCCATAGGTATCATATTCAGCCGCTGATGCCTCAATGGTTACGCTTGAAATTGCATTTAAAGGACTGAATGGAATACTAAAGCGATTGTTGGCTTCTTCCAGATAATATTGCCGAGATTTAGCAACAATATCTTTTCCGATATAATTCTCGCACCAAATTCGTGCCTGTTCAATCATTGTCCCAATGAGGGTGTCATCATCTGATGTATCAACTCTCATGTAAGCTTTAGCGTCGGCCACACTTACAATTTCTGTCCCCGTTGTGGAAACAATTTTTTCGCTTGGCATTTTTTACTTTTTTTTAGTAGTTCTTTTTTTTACGCTTTTGTTTTCCTTTGTTTGTTTTGCGGCTTTTTCCTCTTTTTGCTCAATTCCGATACCTTTTTCGATATAGTGCTTGGAAGTTTTTTGATCCAAATCATGAACCTCTCCAACGTATCGCCAACCTTTTGAAGTATATACATCTTTTAAAATTTTAATTTTCATAATTTTTAATTTACTACAAAGATAAAAAAATTGCGCCACCCATTTGAGTAGCGCAACATTTACAAAACAATAAAACAATTATTATGATAAGGACAAACCAAAACCTTACCCAATTACAAATTTATTAAAATAATTTTTATACTTACCCTCGGGATGTAAAACAACTGTATTTTGATTTTGATTTCTTAAAAAGAAAAATCCTTTAAAATAATCCACCCAAATTGCTATGAAATCAATCTCGGATTTCGAATAGGTTCTATGCCTAGAAATATTTACATGGATCCCGTTTTTATTTTTAGAAGGTTTTTTTTTAGTGCCTTTCACTTGTATTTTATAAAGGTTGTTATTTATTTCAGCAATCATATCGTATGTACTTGAATTATTTAATGGCATTGAAACATAGTGTCCATGTTCCATCAATGCCGTTGCTATTTTATACTCACACAAATAGCCAATTGCATTAGAATCCATGGAATAAAGTTAATAAAAAAAAATCCCCCAAAATTATGGGGGAAATTTCCAATTAACTAAATCAAACAAAAAACTATCTTAAATAAGCCTCGTAACAGATGTTCGAACAAAATTCAGAGTTGGAAGTTTTTTCACATACCAAACATTCAAATTCGTCAACAATTGGCTCGTGTGCTATTGGGTCATCAAGTTCTTGGTCTGGAATGTACATTTTTTCTGTTTTTAATTTTTTTTATCCTATCCTCAATGTCTTTTGCTTTCATTAGCAAATACAAGTAGTCACTTGGTTTCATTTTATCTTTGTTTTGATCGATTATACTATAAATATAATCAAATAAATCATTGTTTTGCATTGTCTGAAATATAAATCATCATTGCCAAAATACTCATAAAGAAAGAGTCAACGTACGCATTGAATACCAAAAACAATCTCAATGCCCATAGAACAAATGTTAATACTAATATTAGTTTTAGAATCTCTATTTTATCCATAAAAAATCAGCCAAGGCCATTAAAGGATCGTGATCTTTCAAATATAAAAGAATTTTCACGAATAAATATATAGCCAAAAACATTGCACCAATTAGAATGGCGAAAGCTTTAGCGGCCTCAATTATGTTCTTGCGATTTTCCTCGTTGTTAATTCTTTTTACCATTATATATTCTGGTGTATCTTGTATTCTATATTCATTTTGATTTTTCATAATTTAATTTTTGGTTATACAAAGGGGGCGTTGCCGCCCCCGGTTTATGATTAGTCAATTATTTCAGGTTCAGTACTACTCTCTATATCTTTAAATTTACTATAAAGATCACCAAACTCTCCGGCGCCATATATTCCATCTTTATAGTGATTATTAAAAAAAGTATTTAAACCTTGGCGAATACCCTCTCTTTGGTCACCTCTTGAGGTTTCCATATTGTTTATCAAAGTGTCTAATGATTTTTTTGTTTCTTCAATACTATACATAATCTTTGTTTTTTGTTTTGAATTATATTTCAAATATATAAATTTTTTTTCTAACACAAAAACTTTTTTTACTTTTTTTTAATTTTTTTTCATTTAAAAATAATAGCATAAAAAAAGGGTAACCGTATGATCACCCTTTTAAGTAATAAACTAATCGTAATATTAAGATGTTTCAAGTGCCGTTTTAGCAGTTGAGAACGTACCTTGTACGATTGCATTTGGCAAGTAATTTGTAAGTGCTACTCTTTCTTGAGCCTTTACAGTTACAAAGCCATCTCTGAAGTTTGTAGAATCTTCCCGGCTAAAGCTAATTGCCAAGTTTTCTCTAATCCACAGTTGAGTTGCTTGAGCAAGATTTCCAACAAGGAATTTACCATTAGGCATTGCAGTATTAACAGTCACAGGAATTCCCATGATTGTTGGTTGAATACCGGTGTAAATTTGTTGTCTTAAATACTCATTTGCAGTTGATTTCAACAATACGATTTTATGAAGATCTGTTGGGTTCAAAAGAATCGTGTCAGCTTGATAGTTTACCAATGCCAATTGATTCAATGCCGCAACAAGAACATCATATTCGTTTGCAGATTCTACTGACTGATAAAACAATCCGCCACTTGATGTGGTAAATGCAGTTCCATCAGTTAAAAGCCCATCCAGGTTTGGAGATGATCCATCACCAGAGATAATTTCATTATCCTCTACGGATAAAACTTTACTTGGTACTCTTGCTGAAAGGTAAGATGAAAGTTGGGGGGTATCCGCCAACATTTCTTCAGTTAACCTCATATAAGTTCCAATTTTTTCCAAATTCACGCTTGTTGCGGTGATATCAAAATCAGAGTTTCCAAGAGTTGAACCTTGAGCAGTAGCCGCCGCATTATCAGAATATCCAGATTCTTTAGGGAAACGGATTGTTTGTGCGCTTGTTGATCCTTGAGGAATCAAACTTCTAATATGTACGCTACGACTTGGGTCAAATTTAAATTGAGCCACTACTGTTTCATCAGCAACAACACCGGTGAAGTCAGCCGCCATTGTCATGTCAGCTTTTACCTCAAAAGATGCGGCGTTTGTGTTACCTTTTACAATTCCATCAATAACGCCATCTTTGAAAGCGGCATCAAGAGAGCCTTTGAATGATTTTGAGTTTACGCCAGATAAAGTTTTTTTGGCGTTTACTTCCATTTCATCCATTCTTTTGTTCAATTCGTTATTTTTCGAAACAAATTCATTTGAAAGATTTGAGATTTCACTTTTAAGTGATTCCTCAACCTCTCCTTTTGCATTGTCTTGAGCCGAACTGAACGCTTTTTCGATTTTAGAATCAACAAGATCACCAATTTGATCCAATTGATTTTTAATTTCTTCGTTCATTATTATTTATTTAAACGGTTATACAAATATTTATAAATCTCATTGTCATCAGTTTTTACAACTGTCGGCTCTGTGACTTCCATAGTCGGCAAAGTGGCATTGATGTATATTGATTTCAATTTGTAGATTTCAGCTTCTAAAGCGTACCCTAATTCATCCGAGATGTCCCCCTTACGAATTAGTTTCGCCATATTGTCAAAACGCTTGAAAATCTTTTCCGGATCATTGTTGCCTTTTACATCAACAATCATCGCTTGATCATTTGCCGCCAATGTAACGGCTGACACTTCAAACAATTTGACCTCATTTAATTCCCGGTATTGACCATTCATTCCTTTTTGAATTGGCAAGATGCCAACGGAATTTTCAGTTATTACACCGGCTTTCATAAGTTCAATCACATCCATTCCAAGTCGTGTTTTTGGAACTTGAGCCTCAAATGCGAGTCCTTTGTCATCTTCTTCAAGATTAATCATTTTCCCAATTGGTTTATCCATATCATGTTGATACAGATATTTGACCCTTGATCCGTTTTCTTGGATTGTCTTTTTATATGCTCCCTTGTTTATGATATCGCCATCGGAATCTACGTTCCCAAAAATTGAGCCGTAACCTTTGACAATACCCATTTTTTCATCGGCATCAATAACCTCGCCGAGAAATGTTGATTTATAAAGTATTGTGTTCATATTGCAAAGATATTAAATTTCTGGAATAGGTTTTGGCTCGATTAAAATCGTACATCGGCAATTGATATTGTTTTCAGCTAAAACTCCAGATCCGGGATGAGTAAGATATTCCCCCCCAACATTGAATTTTTCATCGCCATTTACCTTTTGGCCATTTGCCGCCGCATGGGTGTCCCTTGTTCGAATAAAACTCGCCAACCAAATTTTTTGAATGTTGTTGATTCCATACATATCATTGGCCGTTTGAAGTGTTGCAAAATTGGCCGCATTTGTTGCCTCGGTTCTTACAATTCTTTTTGCTTTGTAGTCAGCTAATTTTTTAAATTGTGATTTTAATATCCTCCCGGCCTCTCTTTCATTTAATGCTTGAAACTCTGGACTTTTATGAAGTTTGGAAATAATTCTTGTAATCTCTTTTTGTGATGCCAAAGAAACTCCCTTACCTTTAAATTGCGATATTTTAAGACCGGCCTCACGAAACTTTTCCCTCCAAATATTATTGTATCCATTAGTGTTAAATTCATTTGGGAATTTTCCTTGATATGTTTTTTTATAGAGTTTAGAAAAATTTGATCCGATATTCATGTAAAGGATTGCATAGATAGCGGCGATCTCATGTTCTTTAAAAAGATTCGACCAATTATTTGTGTTTTGATTTTTTAAATATTCATCTGTTGCCTGATTGTATTCCCGGGATAAATATCTCCTTACCGGAACGATTTCTTTTTCTTCACTCCGATCAAGTTCTTTTTCAAAATCTTCTTGCCAAGCCGTTTCCTCTTTAGTGGCTTTTATCAAAGTCATTCTTCACCTCTGATTTTTTTCATCTTTTGGATCGCCCAATCAACCCCTTGAGTTCCGCCCCATAGATTCCAAGCAACGAATCCACGATCTTTCCATGGTTCATCCTTAAACTTGGGATCAATCTTTGCGTTTTCTCTATGTCTGTTAAATTGAGCCATGCGTGAAATCACATCAATAGAAAGTTTTTCTCTTTTAGCCAACATCGATGCTCTTTTCCAACCGACCTCGGTTCCTCCTTTAACAACATCCCGGCCGTATTTCTCACGCCATTCGATCATCCTTCTTGCGTTGTTTGTTGCCGCTTGGGGATAATCATCATAAGATTCTTTAATTGTATAGTTTTTTTTTGATGACAATGGGTGTTCCTCTGGAAGTAGATCGGTATCGTATGGCTTTCGTTTGAACTTACCATTGGCCAAAGCATACAACAAACCGTTAACTCTTGCAAATGCCCATTGTTCTTCGCTTGAAACTGATGGCCTCACACTTGATGGATTGGTTCGATATGCACCAACTCCCCGGACAAATGATTTTGCTAACATTGAATACGTTGCTCTTTTTGCCGGGTTATCGCCGTATTTTTCATTGTGATCCTCAACTTTATTTTCCAAAGCTTTTTTGACTTTACCAGTCAGATTTTGTTTGTGGATAATTTTGTCATCATCTTCATCATAATCATAAGAATCCTCATCATAAGATGATTCAATTTGTGAATAGTCACCTCTCATGATTCCCTCAAATTCCTCGTGAGATTCAAATGGCATATAAACAGTTCCTCCATTATGAACATGAGAATGATATCCATCGCCTCCCAATTCTCTGGCTCTATTTACGGCCTCTTGAATTGTTGTGAATGTATTTGGCATTCCGGGAACTTGAGCCTTTAAAAGTTCATTATAATCGATATCAATATTTTTCGGCTCAACATCAATTTCCTCGACTGACAATGGCAAGAGATTCGCCGGGACATAATAATCATCAAGTTTTGAATCTTCTTCAATACCGTATGACATCGCCGCCCTTTTTTCATTTGGAGTGATCCACCAAGCTTGTGACATTTGTCCAACCACCTTTTCCATTTCCTCTTGCAATTCTGGAATCGATGTAAAGTCAAAATCAATATAAAGTTTTTCTCCGAATCTTGGAGTGAGCCATCTGTTTAGTTCCTCCCTAATTTTTACAAGTTCAGGCATAACGGCATTTTGATATAAAGCCTTTTTTGCCTCTTTCATATTATTGTAAGTGCTTGAATCGGTATTATTTAAAAGTTGCACCGGAACATTGTAAATATTACAAATGTCTTTTATAGATGCATTGTATTGTTCAATCAATGACAGATCCGATGCATTTAGTCCAAAGTTTACCCAAGATAATTTTTTCGGCGTGATAATAACATCACCGGCGTTGTTTGATCCTTGATATGTGTCTTTAAATTTTCTTTTCAATTCCTTTGCTTGGGTTTCTGTTAAATCCCCCTCGTCTGACATCAAGACCCCCCTTGCGGTTTGATTTTGTAAATATTTGACTCCGGTCGTGACCGCCTCATTGTTTGTGTCCATTGCTCGAAGTCCGGCTTTTAAGGGTGACATTCCATATAAGTGCGATCCCGTTCCATCATAATAAGGATTAAAATCTTTGATATGACAAACATCGTTTGCATCAATTCTGACCGTTCCGTTGTATTCAAGGGTGTAA